GTTCCGCTGTTCACGAACGACTGGATCCCGATCAACGGCGGTGGCGGCGTGAACGAGACGACGATCTTCGGCGGCTCGTTCGACGACGGTTCCGGTCGTTACGGGATCTCCGGCCTGACCGCTCGAGGCGCCGCCGGCGTCCGTGTGGAGGAGGTCGGGACGTCGGAGACGAAGGACGAGACGATCACCCGCGTCAAGATGTACTGCGGGATGGCCCTGTTCTCGAACCTTGGCCTGGCGGCGATCACCGAGACCACGAACTAGCCGGGCGACCGGCCTGTGGCGGGGGCCCGAAGAAGGCTCCCGCGTCTCAACCTGACCAGGAGAGTAGAGATGGCAAAAGTGTTCATCTGCACGGGCAAGCGCGAGGGGCGAAATCAGATCATCGCCGATCGATACAAGTTCGTCGACGGGGTCATGGTCATCAACGATGACGATGAGGCGAAGGTTTTGACGCCGATCCTTTGCGGGTTCTACGCCTGCAAGATCATGGACCTCGAGAAGTACGAGCTCGACCTGGCGGCCAGGGCCAAATCCTCGGCCGCCGAAGAGTCTCTGGGCGTGGGGAAGAAGTAATTGGCCCTGGTCGCCACCGCCGGAGCGGCAAACGCCAATAGCTACTGTGATTTGGCGTTTGCCGACTCCTTCTTCTCGTCCCGCCTAGGGTCGGAGAAGTGGCTTCAGGCTCAAACCCTGTTCAGGGAGGCCTCCCTTGTTACGGCAGCCATAGTCCTCGATTCCGATTTTTCGTGGATCGGCGTGGTGGCCTCTGACACCCAGTCCTTGAGGTGGCCGAGAAAGTACGTCGAGGACGTCGACGGTCGAGAGGTAACCGACACTACGATCCCCCTGCCAATCAAGCAGGCGCAGTGCGAGTTGGCTCTCCAGATACTGAAAGATGGCGAATACACCGGCGTCATCTCCGATCTCGATACGGTTAGGGTTGGCTCGATTCGAGTCGACTTTGACGAGTTAGCGGCTAAGTACGCCGTGCCCAGGACCGTCCTATCCCTACTGTCCCATTGGGGTACGTACGAGGGGGCGGCCGGCGGTAGGTCCGTTAAGGTGGCCAAACTGGTGAGGACATGAGCCTCTCGAGCACCGTCTTGCACGCCATAGACCGGGCTCAGAGCTCGCTTGGCGATCTCGTCATCACCATCACCCTGAAATCCACGTCTACGGTTTTTAACAACTCCACCGGTAAGGCCGAGCCCACTGAGGTCACAAAGTATCTCAAGGCCTCCGTCGATCGGTGGGAGAGCGATGAGGTGGACGGCGACCTGGTCAGGTCAGACGACGTAAAGCTGATAGACTTTTCCGTATCCGTTCCGATCGACCTTAGCGATTCGGTGGAGTTTAACGGCGTATCGTATAATCTGGTCAAGATCACTCCAACGTACGTGGGTAACCATGTCGGCGTTAGAACCCTTCAGTTGAGGAGATAGGGTGCCCTCACAGTGGGTCGTCAGCCCGATGGAGTTTGTGCCGACGTTGCACGACTCCGTCAAGAAGGTCACCGAAGAGGTGGCCATAGAGATCTTTGCTGGCGTGATCCACAGAACCCCATATTTTACCGGTAACTTGAGGGCTTCCTGGCGCATTCGAGAGGGGTCAGAGGACCTGTCTACGACGACAACCGGCTCCGCGCTGGTGCCGATCGGCCCCCCGAGCATCCCGAAAACTCTCGGTAAGTTGCCCAGGTATCCGACCGTCTACATCACCAACGCTATCCCGTACGCCGATGTGGTCGAGAATGGCAGCCCCAAGAACCCGGCGGCGTACATGGTCAAACTAACACTGGAATCTTTACGTAATACGTGAGCTACCAAGCCGCCCAGGTCAGCATAGAGTCAGAGTTTGTGACTAACTGGACCTATACGCAGGTCGCTCGCGATAACGTGGATTTCGAACCTCAAAGTCTGACGGAGTGGGTTCGTATCACCGTTTTACCTGCCTCGGGGAGGCAGGCGTCGATGGGTGCGGACCCGCTATTCAGGTATAATGGCCTTTTTTGTGTTCAAATCTTTACCAGGAGCGGTTTAGGGTGGGGTCGGGCGACGGAGTTGGCCGATCTGATCACTCCGCTTTTTCGAAATAGGCGCTTAGGTAACATCCAGTTCTACGTCCCCGAGATGATGCGGGTAGGGGTCACCGATGGGTGGTACCAGGTGAACGTAGATTGTCCGTTTTATCGCGAGGAGTTTTAAGCCATGACTATCGGTACCTCAAATCGCACGGCGCTCCGGTACGTCGCCGAATCCGTCCTCGGGACCACGCCGGCCACGCCGGCCCTCAAGGGTATCCGGTACACCGGCGAGTCGCTGAACTACAACATCAGCAACATCACCAGTAACGAAATCCGCGAGGATCGCGTTACGGCCGACCTTGTCCAGGTCTCCGGTGAGGTGGCCGGCGACATCAACTGGGAGTTCTGTTACGACGCGTTTGACGACCTGATCGAGGCCGTGCTCTGCGGTACGTGGGGCGCGCCTGTGTCTGGCGTGGCTACGCTGGAGAACGGTACGACCCTCAGGTCTTTCACGTTCCAGAAGCACTTCCAGGATACGACGGCGGCCGTGTACCTGACCTTCAAGGGCTGTCGCATGGGCTCGATGGACCTGAATTTCGAGACTGGCCAGATCGTTACCGGCAAGTTCGGGGTCCTCGGGCTCAACGCCTCTACGTCGGCATCGCAGATCGCCGGCGCGACGTTCCCAGCTGTGACGACGAATACGCCGATGAACGCGGTCTCGAACATCATCGAGATCAAGGAGGACGGCATCACGTCGACCCAGCTCTTCAGCAAGCTGTCACTGTCGTACAACAACTCGCTGAGGTCCCAGCGCGCTATCGCCAACCTCGGGGCGGTCGGCATCGCCCTGGGTCGCATCGACCTGGGCGGCTCGATCGAGGCGTACTTCCAGGATAAGACCCTCCTCGACAAGTTCATCGCGGCGACGTCGTTCGCACTGCTCCTCAAGGTGCGTGACGTGCAGAATAACACGTACGAGATCATCGTCCCTAAGGCGAAGTTCGAGTCCGGCAATGTCGTGGCCGGCGGCCTCGATCAGGACCTGATGTTCTCGGCCACGTGGAAGGGCGTGTACGATTCGGTGACCACCTCGATCTTCCAGGTCACGCGCGACGCGACGCCAGTCGGCCCGTAATTCTCCTGGCCCTCCCCGGGTCAGCGACGACCGGGGAGGTTTTTTAACCCTGCGGAGGCGTTAAGATGATCGTAGTCGATCGGAATAAGAGTAATCAAGATAAGGGAGTTTGGACGAAGTTCGGAGATAGCCAGTTCAAGGTGGCCCACACCGGGTCCATCAGGTTTCAGCGCATCTTGAACCGGCTTCAGGCTCCGCATCGTCGTAAGATCGAGAAGGGAACTCTGGATCCGTCCATCTCTCGTGACATCCTATGCGAGGCGATGGCCGGCGGACTCCTTCTGGACTGGAAGGACGTCATCAACTCCAACAAGGAGGAGGTCCCATTTTCGCCGGAGATGGCGGAGATGGCCCTCAAGAACAACGACGATTTGCGCGAGTTCTTGCAGGAGTTCGCGCTAGACCTGGAGAATTTCCGGGCCGAGGAGATGGAAGAAGAGGGAAAATCCTGACGGAGTGCGTCAAGTGGCATGCGGAGTGGGCGCCTCGGGAGGACTTTCTAGACGATGTGTGGGCTCAGACGAAGATAGAGCCAGAGGCGCTCAAGTCTAAGCCCGATGTGCCCGCTCATTTGTGGGCGTATTACCGAACGTTCCTGACGCTGTCCACTAGGCGCCAGGTTGGGATGGCGATAAACCCGATATCTATGACGGATATCGTGGCGTATATGGATAAGTTCGGCACGCCGGAGGACGATGACGAAAAATTCGTGGCATACATCGTTTTAATGGACTCGGCATTCTTGCTAGTTCACAACGGTAGGGGTAAGAGGGGGTCGGTCGCAAGTGACTCAAGAGGCGAAACTCCGAGTAGTAGTAGACGGTAAGGAGGCCGCTTCTGGATCTCGAGTCGTTATCGAGAATCTGGAGGGTATCACCCATGCCGGCGACAAGGCCTCCAAGTCCGTAGACTCGATCACCGAGTCACTGAAGAAGATGGCATCCTCCCACGAGGGCATTGGGAGCATGCTAAAGACGGTCATCTCCCTGACGGCGATAATCGAGGCCGGTAAGACCGTCTTCAATATCACCGATCGTGTTCAGGGATTCGTGTCCACGATGTCTGTGGTCACCGGCAGCGTGCGCCAGGCTCGCGAGGAGCTGGACTACCTGTTCAGTATCGCCAATAAGTGGGGCGCCAACATCGAGGCCCTCACCAACTCGTACGCCAAGCTGTCCGCCGCGGCGATGGGCACCACCCTGCAGGGTCAGGGAATTCGCGATATTTTTGAGTCCATTACGAAGGCCGGCGTGGCGATGCACCTCAGCACACAGGATCTCACGCTGGTGTTCTTCGCCCTCCAGCAGATGGTGAGCAAGGGCCGGGTGTCTATGGAGGAGCTGCGCAAGCAGCTCGCCGAGCGGTTCCCGGGCACCATGCAGATGGCCGCCGAGGCCATGGGCACGACGGTCGACGGCCTGGAGAAGATGATCCGGGCCGGAAAGCTGCTGACCGAGGACTTCCTGCCGAAGTTCTCCAAGATCATCGGCGAGCGGTTCCATGACGCGGCCGTGGTGGCGTCCACGAACCTGCGAGCGGAGTGGAACAAGCTCATCAACACGTTCGACAAGTTCCTGATCGTACTGTCCGAGTCCGGGGCGATCGAGGCGGCGTCGAGCCTGATTCGCACCATGACGGAGATCATGAGCAATCAGAGCGGGGTGGCCGTCCAGCTTAGCACCATACTGTCGAGGCTGTTCGGGTACGTCGAGGAGTTCCTCAAGAACCTAACGGCCGAGGACATAGAGTCGTTCTTTACGGCCCTATACGAGGTGCTTTCCGCCCTAGTGACGATGGTCGGCGCCCTGGTGTCGGCGTTCAACTTCCTTGTGGACGCCCTTAGGCCGGTCAAAGACGCCTTTATGTTCGTATTCGAGGGGCCGCTACTCGCCATCAAGCAGCTATTCGCGCTGGTTAAGGTGTTTAGGGGCGAGATGACGTTCGCCGATTGGGCGGCCGGTCAGGAGAAGCTGACCAGCGCTAGCGTCAAGTACGGCGTGTCTAATGACGATGCCAGGGATAAGATCCTCGCTCGCATGGCCGCCGAGAATATGGCCATAGACGCCTCCAACAAGGCGCATAACGCGGCGGTGCAAGCGTACCAGGACTCAGAGCGCAACGTCTCCATCAAGACCAAGG